TCTTTGATGGCCAGTTCTCGATTTTTGGTTTCTGCGTCGATCTGCACCTTTTGCTCTTTGATGCCAACCTCGCGTTCTTTGATGGCCAGCTCTTGTTGTTGCATTTGCACAACAGGGTCTTGCGCTTGCTGCTGAGCTTGCTGTTGAGCGGCCTGAGCTTGGCTTTGCTGGAGAACCTGCTGAGCGGCTTGGGCCATCATGCCCGACAGGGCAAGTTCGATCTGCGGTGGCAGTTGTTCGCCTTCTGGAGGCAGCGGCATACCCAATTGCTGCTCAATCTTCTGGCGATAACCAAAGCCAACGTGCTCGGCAATGTGGGCCATCATGGCCGCTTGGATTGCCGGAGCCCGTGGGTTCTGGCCAATCAACTCCATCACGATGGGGTCTTGCATGGCCGACATGTGGACTTGAATGTGAGCCTGATGGTCTTGGTATTGGAACGCCTTGAGTGGCTTTCCTTTGAGGGCGTTCATGTTCTCAGACACAGGATCGGTCGGCTTTTGGTCTTCTTCCAAAGGAACCAGCTTGTCGGCGTTCTTGATGCCCAAAACTTCCAGCATGCCACGGTGCAACTTTGGCAAGTCATAGATGTCTGGGGCAGACTGCGCCAGTTGAATGACGGCTTGGTACTGCACCACGCGCTGGGACAGGGTTGCGGCGTTTGGATCGCTGACAGGCAGGATGTCTACATGGCGGTAGTCGCCCTTCTTGGCGCGGGCGCCAATGGTGCCGTCTGGCTCGTAGCTGTATTCGTCGTCTGTGTAGTCGCGGATGATCGCGGCCAACAACTGGAGCTCTTGCTTCAACGAAAAATGCACACGAGCCTGCACGGCTGTCATGACCTTGAGCTGGCGCTCGAGCAAAGCCAGAGTCGAGCCCACAGGAGCATTTGCGCCCATGTCGCTGATCTTCATGTCTGCGGTAGCAGCGAAGCGGCGACCTTCTTCGACGATGTTGTTCAGCAGGGTGTAGAGGGTTTGTGATGGCTCTTTGTAAGGCAGAGGCAAGATGTTGTCGCGGATGGTGCCGGAGCCCACATCCACATCACGGAACTCACCGGGAGCGATTGGAGTGTCGTCACCCTTAATGCGCAAACCACGGGACTTCAAACCACCGGGCAGGTTGGACAGAGTGCCTGCGTCGATCAGTTGGCGCATCAGGCTGGTTGCCGAGTTGGCAAAGCCGCCGATCAGATGGAACAAACCAAAGCCATAAGCGCCAAAGCCGGGGATGTACTGGTAATGCACGAAGTGCTGACGCTTCAGGTGAAGGTCATCGTCTTCGTTCCAGTTGCGGCGGATGGCCAAGACTGTGTTGGTGCCACGGATGTAGGTGACCACATAAGGCAAGGCGATGCCGGTAGGCTCGCCGTCTTCATCAAAATCACCAAATGGGTCATCTTTGAGCGCCAGTTTGACGTGGGACTCACAGAGGGTGTAGCGCTCATCGTTTAAATCAGCGAAGCCAGTTTCTTTGTCCTTAGCTTTATTGATCTCATCGATGTGCTTGTCAGGGGTTCCGATGTCCACGTCGCGGTAGAAACCAGCTTGCTGCAGCTCGAGAATCTCGTTCTCGGTCTTGCGCATGATGTGGGTAACGCGGTAGCAGCTTTGGATGTCCGATGTGCCGTAAGGCAACACGATGTCTTCTGCGGGGATGAAGATGGAAGTTTGACGGCCAATGCTGGGGTCGAAGTAGACCTTCTTGAATGCAGAGCCGGTAGCGGGCAAACTCCACAGCATGCGCTCGTGCTCTGGGCGGAACTCTTGCATGACCTCGGTCAATTGGAAGTTCATGTCGTCCTGAACGCGGGTGGCGGCATCCTTCTTCTCGGGAGTCTCCTTGCCCATGATCTTGGTACGCACGGGGCCTTGAGCGGGGAATGTTTCGGTGATGGTCTCAGATTGGAACCGGACAACTGCCTCGGTGATCATGGGGTGGAATACGCCAGAGGCGCCATCCCAAGGTTCTGTGCGCTCTTCGATCTGAAGGCCAAGAAGCTTCAAGCCTGTGACATAGGCTTTCTCCCACTCCTTGCGGGAGTTCTTGTCATTCTCGATGTCGCTGGCCAGATCGGACACCATCGCGGTGATGACACCTTCGGGGAGGTAGTCGGCCAAGTTGGCATCAAAATCATCGATGCTGGGCTCAGCTTTTACGATGTCAATCTCAAGGTCGCCCATGTCGATATGGACTGCCTCGGGATCAACGATCTCAATTTCAATCGGTTCTACGCCGTCTGCCAGTTCGTCGAGGCCAGCGGGCTGCTGGAAAAGGGCTTTGTCAATGTTGGTCGCCATATCAGCTTTCGTTAATAGTACGCCGCCCTACGGCGGATGATGGGAGAGTCGTCTGAATCATCTGAATCCAGACTGATGAACCCACCCCTTCGGAACCGGAGTAATGCTTGGCTTGAGGAGTCAACAAGGTCGTCATGGTCTCCATTGGGGAAAGCCGCCAACTCTTCCATCAACTCATCTGCCCATCTTGTTTCAGGGCACCACACCACTCCCGAGGCAAAAAGGTCGGAAATTGCGTTTACACGCGCAATCTTATCGCTTCCTTTGCCCGGTGTGTACTCCGAAAGCGGAATTCCGAGTTGTCTCAACTCATAAATCAACGGAGCGCCCGCAGCTTTCTTTTCCACAATCAGGGTATCGGGCTCCCATTCTTGGTAAAGCTCCAAAGCTTTTTGTTTAAGCTCAGGAAACTCCATGCGCTGTTTAAACGCGTCCAAGCAAATGATGTTGGGTTTGTAATTCCCGTGGTCATCGGGGTGCTGAAAGACACCCCACGTGGTGCAAGCGGAATAGTCGGCGCGATTTGATTTTTCAAAGGCCGTGTCCCAGCTTTGGATGATGTATTCGCATGCCGGGGCGCTGTCGGACTCCCAAATTCTCCATTGGTTACGCTTGATGATCGCGTTTCCTTCGGATGTGGGGTTCTGTTGGTACTGCGCTTCCCATTTGGCGACAGGAATTTCGGCCTTGATGGCTTCCAATTCCTCTTTTTTCCAAAATCCGGGCCACAGTGGAGCTCCAGACGGCAACAATGCGGGGAATTCGATGACTTCCCACTCGTTTACACCGTCTTTTTCCGAGTTTTTAAGAATCTGCCCAGTCAAATCTCTCTTTGACCAGCGCGTCATCACGATGATGATGGCCCCACCGGGCTGTAAACGCTGACGAGGACCGGATGTGTACCACTCATACACCCCATCAAAGACTGCGGGGTTACCTTGCTTGGCCTCTTGCTCCGAATGCGGGTCGTCAATGATCAGCAAATCCGCACCCTTACCCGTCACAGCACCACCAACACCAATAGCAAAGTAGTCGCCCCCTGCCCCAGTGTTCCAACGTCCAGCCGCCTTCGAATCAGAAGACAGGGTTGTCTCAAAAACACGGGAAAACGCCTCAGACGAGACCAAGTTACGGACCTTCCGGCCAAAGCCTACGGCCAGTTCTGCGGTGTGAGCAGTCTGAATGATCTTCTTTTCAGGGTACTTCCCCAAAAACCAAGCCGGTAGCAGATACGAGGCGAACTCAGACTTAGTGTGCCGAGGAGGCATGTTGATGATCAGGCGCTTTAACTCTCCCTTGGCCACGCGTTCAAACGCGTTGGCCATGATCTGGTGATGCTTCCCAGAAATAAACCCCGGCCACATATGGGATGCAAAGTAAATAAACGACTCTTTGCACTTCTCGATCCTGTCGTACTCCAACAGCATCATGATCTTTGCCCGCTCTAAATCATCCACCAGCGGAATCAACTCTCTGTATTTCTCCACCTCTTGGCGAGTCATCATAGAGAAGCAACCTCTCGAACACTGCGGTCGATTACACGGATCGAATTAAACTGATACGGCTTCACCGCCACCAATCCCTCATCCTTCAACTTATGAATGATCCGGTGAATGTTGGACTTGCTCTTCATCCCCAACCCTCGAGCAATGACGGCATACGACGGCGCCACACCATGCAATCTGATGTACGCCTTGATGAAGTCCAAAACTAACTGGTGCTTTTCCTGCATGTGTGTAAACGCTGTAACT